CACAGTCTTAACTGTTGCATAGCACCTACGTCTTTCACCACTGTACTATTCTTAGGTGACTTGGTAGGGAAACTAAACACCTTTGTAGATTTGTTCATTACACAATCTTCTACAGGGAATCCTGCTTCCTCCATGTATTGTGCCAGTGGGTCTTTCTTGTCTGAGCGTACTCTACGAATGTAGTACTTGCTAAAACGAGGATGAATCCCAGAAGCAGAATCAACAAGCTGAGATACAGTGCCACTTGGCTTAACACAAGTAATAGCCGCAGACTGATTAATGCCAAGTTTATAAGCCCACTCTTTATTGGTTGCAATAGTAACATCCTTCATCTCCGTAAGCCAACGCTCTAAGTCCTTACCATCTTTACCTAGTAAGTAGTGGTCACATATCCCTGTTAGGCTGACACCCAATAGGGCTTCCTCTTCCGTATTTCTCTTCCATACATTCCGTAAGTAGCGGAAGTCAGTCAAGGTAGCCTGTAGTGTACCTATGATTGCCGCGACCTCACACTTACGCTTCAAGTCTTTGAGGTCATCCTCTGGGCGTACCACAATCTCCGACAGGTTACAGAACTGATTACTGCGTAGGATAATCTCAGAGCAAGGGTTAGTACCGAAGTCTTGCTCACTGTCACGCCTACCATTCCTAGCGGCTACCTTCTGTGCCGCGATACGGCTGAATATGCCACGCTCCCCTGCCTTACTTTCATACATAGTCTGCATCTCAGACAGGAATGATTCAAAGTCTGGCTTCTCTGTGTACGCTACACTGTTGTTAGCCAATGCTCTCTGACCTTCGTTACGCCACCAGTCACCATACTTAGCTTTAGCCATGCGAGGGTCTGACAGGTTGGACAGGGAGATAAGGGCTGACCTACGTACACCACCTACGACCACAACCTCTGCAATCTTACAGCATATATCATGACACTCAATACTGGTCAGCTTGCGACCCTGTGCCTTCTGGAATATACCTACACAGAAACTAAACAAGGCTTCCAAAGGTTCAGAACCACTAGCACGACCACCGAATGTCTTGAGTCTAGCACCAGATGGGCGTACCTTGTGCATATCCCACTTAGGTATTTTACCTGCATACAGTAAGCTGATTAACTCTCTGAACGCAGAAGCCCAACCAATCTTGCTGTCAGCTACGACAATGGTGCTGTCACTAGGATGGAACTCCTCTGCGACTATAGGTAGCTTGTTGATAAAGTTACGCTCAACACTGAACCCTACACCTGTACCGCACATTAAGACGTACATCAACTCGTCAAAGCAACGAGGAGAATCAATGTGTAGGTAGGAACAGTTGAACCCTGCTACATTATCCTTGTCCAATGCTTCCCCTGCTGTCATAAGACAACGCATACTAGGCATGACTTCCAGATTGTATATAGCATCGTATATCTTCTTAGCTTCTTTGTCGGTAATCTGCTTACGACCTAGCCAGAAGTTGACGTATCGCTGTACTGTTTCTTCCCATGTTTCCCTTCTGCCTTCTTCTGGCAACCATCGGGCATAACGGCTCTTATGAATAAACTCTTGATACTGATTCACTTACTCTTCTCCTTGTTCTTTGGTTTGTCTTTTTTACCGAATATGGCATCGTAGTTACTAGCGTACTTCTTGGGGTCTGTGGGGCGTTGGGATGAACCCTTGCCCCCATGTGTCTGACCCTTCATTGGTCTCTGGTCTCTACGTCAAGTAGCTTTTTCAGATACCACTGGGCTTTCTCTAAGTCCTGTACTACCTTGCCTTTACGCTCATAACGCCACAGGTACTTCATGGTGTTGCCCTTGAGATAACCCTTGAACGCAAGGGGTGTCATGCTTTCCTCTATGGCTTCAATACATTCTATGTTACCATAGTTGTAATGCTCTGGGCTGTTGACTTCATCCTTAACCATCTGCTCATACTTCTTCATAATCTTAGGGTACTTCTTGGTGACTCTGTCCCAATCCGCAGGGGTCGCATCGTTAATACTCATAATCATCCTCCGTAAATAAATCTCTGTGTCTAATTAACCTATCCTCAAAAGCCTCCAACAAGTCCTCAACAGAGATGTCTAAGGTTTCAAGCACTAGCACTGCATCGTACTCTCTTGCTACGGCTTCCTTTAGTTCCTCCAATGTATGTGACATCGTTACTTTCCTTCTACATATTTAACAAGTTCTTGTGCAGTATGCAGGGTGTAATGCTTGAATCCCTCCTTGTCGCACCAGTGTCCCATCGTTATCTTACCACCCTTACGAACCTTCTTGTTAGGGTTAGATAGTAAGAATACCAATTCCCAACCATCTTCTAATATTGTATCACGAATTGATTTATATTTCAAGGTGTCACCGACACGAAAGAAACCTTTTACCTCCACCATAACCTTCTTCTCTTCATGCACGAAGTCTGGTTTGTACTTCCTGTAGACAGTGTAAGGTACATCATACGGCTCGTAGGTAAAGCCCTTGCGTTTAACTTCCTTGGAAAACTCTTTCTCAAGGGCTGACCTGTATTTGTTTTTAGTCCGCTTCATTTAAGTCCACCTCAAATACTTTAGGTTCAACCTCAATGTGACTAAAGTACCGCACACCAGTAGAGTATAGGAAACCTCTTAGGTCTGGATAGCAGTGCTTCTTGAACGGACAGTAGGAACACTTGATGGATAGCTTCATGTTACCAGACTTACCATCGGGTACAGGGTCAGCACAGTATCCCTCTGGCTCATCACCCTTAACCATCTCCTTAACGTGTACTATACGCTCCTCTATGTCCCCCTTAATGGTTTCATGGACAGGGGCTTGGGTATCCTCTAGGTCGTACTTAAGTACTGTTAAATGCCCATTAGCTTTGTCCATAGCCAACCATCCAAAGTCCTTCTTGCCTTGTGCATGGGCGTAGGCTTTTATCTGGTCAACGTAACCAAAGGAATCATCATACGCTAGTGTACCATCCTTGAACTTCTTGAAGGCGTAGGAACTAGCAGACTTAACATCAATAGTCACACCATCAATGGTACAGTCCATGTGTCCCTTGATGCCCTGCACTTCACACTTCTTCTGCTCGTCAGTAACCTCATGCCCTGCCATGCGTACAAGGAATAGAACCATCTCTTCAATCACATGACCATACATAAACTTGATGTAGGTATGTGGTCGTATCTTCTCACCTGTGTCCGTACCATTAGCTACGTTCCACAAGTATCTGTCATCACGACCAATGTTTGACAGGCGCAAGGTTCTACCATCTTTCTTCCTGTCCCTAGCAAACTCTGTACGCATTAGGGACTTCATGGCTTCACCAAACTTCTCTATCTCTGCTTCTACATCTACAGAGTCCTCTGCCTCTTTTGTCTCCATCAGTCGGTAAACATCGTCTACCAATGTATGTATAGATTTACTCATCGTCAATATCCTTAAAGGCTTTTATGACATCAGTTGAAAACAGTTTCTGTAGGTTGACCAAGTACATCTTACTAGCATTATGGTCGCCACCAGATACAGTTCTAAACTTGTCAAGTTTACTTACAATCTTCTTTAGCACATCCGTCTTGAACACTAGGGTACAGTATTCATTGTCCCCTATGCACAGGTTATGAAACCAGTAGTCTGATTCCGTAGCCTCAATGCCAGACGGCTTGCCCCAAGACTCATACTCCACACAGATGTTGCCTGTTTTTTGCCACAAGTCCTTCTCAGACTTAACCTCTATCTTCTTGTCCTGTAGCATCTCAGCGACCCTGTCCTCCCTAACAGAGCCATACGCTAAGTCTAAGTCAAACTTCTTTCTATCTTCTTTATTTGGCTTCATAATCAGTGTACCCCTTAAATGGTGAATAGTAATATCTAAAATATTTACCAAACAAAGCAACCCTAAAATAAACACTCCAATGATTAGGGTCTTTTTGTAGTGAAAACTTTAATCCAAAAAAATAGTGGTGGTCAATCCAGTCCTCATAGTCTATACTCAGACAGGCTTCTGATTTGCCTAGTAAATCAGCACAGATAGTAAAGCAACTATGAACATAATCTTCAACACCCTCTTCTATTATATTGCTTAATTCAAACCTAGCTAGATTATACGACATTCTTAGCCTCCTTTTTTTCTATACGTCTCCACTTTATTTCTTCCCATATAGCGTGTATAAAATTCTTACCTACCAATTCTTTTAAGGATAAGTAAGACTTGTCATAATCACTTATAATCGGTCTGGGTAGCCAGAACAAATGTAAGTCAATAGAGTAATGGTTTAATGAATTTCCTTCTAAATCCTCCCATGACTCATCCACTGAAACTTGAAGAGCAAATAAAGCCCTGTAACCACTCCCATAGGGAATACATCCAAAGGTATTAGACATTATAGCAAAAACCCATCCTTTACATCCATCCCACACCTCAAAACTAGCAAGATACCAATCAATAATAAACTCTAGCTTTTTACTCATCATCATTTAGTCCTCCGTTAATGTGTTTCCGACCAGTTGTTGCCGATTTTGTATTCGCCCGATAAGGGACAGTTAAGTTTGTAGTGCTGTCCAGAGGCTTCAATGCACGATACCGCAAGTCTTCCGAAAACCTCTGCCTCCTCTTCTCTGACCTCTGTCTGGATTTCATCGTGTATGTTTCCTATAAATTTATAATCAATGTTCCAAAGTTTAGCGTACTCGTCTAGCAATACCAGTGCCTTCTTCATAACAATAGCACCTGCTGATTGGAGTAGCGTGTTTAGTGCCGAGTGTTCTGAGCGTACTGCGACCCTTCGCCCATCAAGTCCGTAAAGATAACCTCTTCCAGATG